GCTGGTGGGCTGGTGGCTGGTGCTGGTGGGCTGGTGGGCTGGTGGCTGGTGGCTGGTGGTCCTTGGTCCGTGTCCCATGCCTCAAGGCTCCTCGGCCCTAACCAAAACCAAAAAACGGCAGAACTCTGCCCTTTTACCAAGAATCGCCCATCCCCCCCAGCCTACGGTGACCTTGACCTTGTTCGCCACAAATAAAGCTATGCAAAACTGAATCAACAATTTATAGTGTTTAAGTTAGGAGTTATCCCATGAAAACGATTGTCCATGTTAATCAGCACATAGTGAAAAAAAATACAAAAACAGGTAGCCGTGAGCCGGTATTAACGGTAAAAACTTATAAGTCTAATGACTATGCTCACGAAGTAGAGATTGAGGGTCCCTCTACAATAATTTACAGGCCCGATAAACCGCTTAGTTGCGGTGCCCGTGTATGGATAGAGACAGAGGGTAAGGTTACGGCTAAAATAATTGCATAAAAATTTATATAAAAAATTTATACTTTTGAATGTTTCACGTGAAACGTTTACAAATAACTTAAAAAGGAAACCTTCTAATGAGCACAACTTCCTGTAAAAACTGTGGACACGAATCACATTGCGGGGTCCCCTTTAGAAAGAACATTAGTGATTCTTCAGAAACATCGTGGACTAATGTAGAGGTTTGCAAAAACTGCCGTTGTTTAAAGTGTGAAGTAAAAACGGATTTCGGTTAAATGCTACGTGCAGAAACTCCTGAAATAGAGGAGCGCCGTTTAAAGCTACAACTTAGGCTTGCTCAATTAGAGGAGGTAAAGACTTGCCGAGATGATTTTTTATCTTACGTCAAAAAAGTCTGGCCTGAGTTTATTGTAGGTGCTCATCACCGAATGATTGCAAAGAAGTTTGAAGACATAGCTACTGGAAAAAATAAACGCCTTATTATTAACATGCCTCCAAGACACACTAAGTCTGAATTTGCCAGCTATCTTCTTCCTTCATGGATCATTGGCCGTGCACCAAAGACCAAGATCATTCAAACAACGCACACGGCTGAACTTGCTGTTAACTTTGGTCGTAAGGTAAGAAACCTTCTGGATACGGACTTATACCAATCTATTTTTGAGAAAGTAGAACTACAGGCTGACAGTAAGGCCGCCGGACGATGGTCCACGAACCACGGAGGGGAGTACTTTGCTGCCGGTGTTGGTGGTGCGATTACAGGTCGTGGCGCTGATTTATTGATTATTGACGATCCACATTCAGAGCAGGACGCGCTTTCTGAAACGGCTATGGAACATGCGTATGAGTGGTATACTTCAGGTCCTCGGCAGAGACTTCAACCTGGAGGGGCTATTGTTATTGTTATGACAAGGTGGTCTTTGAAGGATCTTACCGCAAAAGTCATCAAGGCCCAAGGCTACGCGGATCATTCGGATCAGTGGGAGATTGTCGAATTTCCTGCTATTATGCCTTCTGGAAAAGCTTGCTGGCCTGAATACTGGGATGTTAACGAGCTGGAGGGTGTAAAGGCTTCTTTGTCGGTAGGTAAGTGGAATGCTCAATGGCAGCAGAACCCTACTTCTGAAGAGGGTGCTATTATTAAGAAGGAGTGGTGGAATATCTGGGAAGAAGAGGAAGTCCCCCATCTGGAATATATCATACAAAGTTACGACACGGCGTTTAGTAAGAAGGAGACGGCTGACTACTCGGCCATAACAACGTGGGGAGTTTTCTACCCTAAAGAAGAAGGCCCCGCTAATCTTATATTATTGGATTGCAAAAAAGGCAGGTGGGATTTTCCTGAATTAAAACTAGAAGCTCTGGAACAATATAAGTTTTGGGAGCCTGAAACCGTTATTATTGAGGCGAAAGCATCTGGTACACCTCTAACTCAGGAGCTAAGGCAGTTAGGGATTCCTGTTGTTAACTTTACACCAAGCAAAGGAAACGATAAGATAACACGAGTTCATGCTGTATCTCCTCTTTTTGAGAGTGGGATGATATGGGCACCGAACGAACGTTGGGCTGATGAAGTCATTGAAGAATGTGCAGCTTTCCCCAATGGGGATTACGATGACTTAGTTGACAGCACCACGCAAGCCTTGATGAGATATCGCCAAGGTAACTTTGTACAATTACCAAGTGATGATTGGACGGATCCGGAACCGTCCACAGAAATACGGACTTATTATGGCTGATGAAGAAGACAATTCAGAATTTCCATACACCCCTCCCGGTATAGGTCATAACCAGGGGCCGGAAATGCCTGAAGAATATACAGCACCTTCGGAAAAGTTGTTGTCTTTGACTAAACTTTTAGGTTCAGGCACACAGCTAATGTCGTTGCCTTCTGAAGAACGTAAAGGTCAGAAGGTCTCACGGCCCACGAAACTTCTGCGTGGAATTGGGGGGCTTGCAAAATCTCCTTTTGTTTCTCTTGCTCGTATGGGTTTGGATCAAATTCCTGCTGAGAGAAGAGAACAAGTTATTGATTACTTAAAAAGCACCACAACGCCTGAAATGTTTTCCCAAGGCCTTGAGTATTTTAAAGATTTATTTAGTTCTTACAATACAGGGGGTATTGCATCATTAAGTTCTGAAGATATTGAAAAGACACAAAAAGAAGGCTGGGAACATCATATGAGAAGAGGAATACCTGTAGGTGAACCTAGAGGGCTTTCCGGGGAGCAGGTGGAAGAAATAATTAAACCTATTTTAGAAAAACTTCCTTATCAGGACAAGAAACAGATTGAGATCCTAGACCAAGCTCCAAGTGATATGCTAGGTCCAGGTAGAGATTCGGTTATGGGATTAATGAGGCGTGACCCTCGTCCTAGTGCTTATTCAGGCGCTCCCTTTAATCAGCAGATAAAAATTTTAGCTAATCGAGCCAAAACTCCTTTAGATGCTGAAAGAGTTTTACTTCACGAACTTTATGGTCATAAGGCTGTGGGTGATTTGTTTCACAAAGTTGGGAGATATAGTAAGGACTCAAAAGTTGATTTTTTAGATTCAATCCGGGATTTAAAGAGAACAGAAATTTTACCGTCAACACATAACATGGACCAGAATTTTTTAAAAATATATGAAGGAATAGGGGGTATAGAAGGTATAAAAAAATACGCCCCTGATAATTTTAATATAGACTTTTATATGGATTATTATAAAGAAAAAGGTTTAAATGAAGATGAAATAAAAACTTATCTAACGGATGAACTTTTTGCTTTTATTGCTCAAGATAACAACCCTTCTATTAACAGGTATGTTAATGAAATAACAGGATCTGTCCGTAACTGGATGCGTGAAAAGGGTTTTAGTAACATCTCTAAGGTCGGAAAGTCTGATCTACTACACATACTTAGACAATCTCGCAGATATTTGCAAAGACCTGATCTAACGCCTTCCTTGACTTTAGACCCAGAGAATCCTTCTGTTAAAGATGTGACGTTGGAAAAATTGCTTAAAGGATTTAAAAAAGCAGAAGGCGGCTTTATAGACGGTCCTTTGTATGCTGATGCGAGAATGGTAGGTTAGTTATGGCTGATGAACCCCAACAACCGGCTACTGTTGTTCAAGATGATTTTTTTGATTTGGCTAACAGGCCATCCCAAATTGCTCCCCCACCTGCGGAATTAAACCCTAACGATGCCTTAATACTTCCTTGCGGAGGAACAAAGGACCCCGCCTCATGTGCCATGGAAGCTTATAAGAGATACGTCGGGCCTACATGGAACGAAACACGTAAAGCTTTAGGAGGAGAAGGTTTTCCTAATTATCAAGACAAATCTCAAAACATACCGCAAGCCCTTAAAAACATGGGTGTTGATATGTATGTCTTATCGGCGGAGTACGGTTTAATACCCGCAGACACTCTTATTGAAAATTATGACCGTAGGATGACACCTGATAGAAGAGAAGAAATCAAGGCTGATAAAAATCTTAGCCAAACTATATCGGACACTCTTTCCCAGTATAACCCTGAAAAAATTCATTTAGGTACTCCTAAAGATTACACCAAGCTTATTACGGATGTAATGGGCCGTGACTACAAATCCGTATTTCCTAAAGGGTCGGGTCAAGGTAGCCAGAAAAAAGGTGTCGTAGATTTTTTAAAACTTAGGTTATTAGAAGATGCGAGCAAAGCAACGGGTCAAGAACTTATTCCTTTTGGAGAAGACCCTTCTCAACCTGTCCTACCTATGGATGAAAAGAAATCTAAGGAAGGTGTTTCCTCAAAGGTTTGGAAAGGTATAGGGGCTCTTGCCCGAAAAAGAATTCCTATTATGGAAATAATAAGTGCCGCTCAAGGCGCTTGGAATGACATGGATCCTAAGACCCGGAAGGAAGTATCCAATTTTATGGAAACACCCTTCTACGAGTTACTTGGAATGGAAAAGGAAGGTATTGATTATTTTAGAAATCTGGTAGGTTTGCCACCCGGTGGCATTGCTGATGTAGTTGACGATCCAATGGGTGATATGTCAAGGCAGCTAGATATTGTAAATGATACAATTCTTAAAGAAGATTATGAAACAAAAGACAAAGTTAAGAATAAAGGTATAGGTGGGCTGTTTGATTTTGACTTTGGAGAAGGCTCTTCAGAAGTACAAAAAACTAAACAGGCACAAGATTTTGAACTCCGCAGGAAACAAGGTATTATGGACAAAGCGGCTAACCCTTTTGAAACTAAACAAGTCCGCCGCGGTGGGATGACGGAAGACCGGAGCTATAAGTTACCTAGCGACCCTTTGTTTGAGGTTCCCGAAGTAGATCTAGAGCAACAAATCAGGCCTCGTTCAGGTCAAGGTGCAAGGAGTTTTAAGTATCGTGATTTAATGGGTGACTTTCCAAAATTACAAGAGGGTAATTTGCCCCGAGGTTTTGAGGGGGATGAAAAATACTTGCGCGAGTCAGGACTTCTTTACGAAAAACCTTCTTCTCCAGAGTCTAACTATTTTGCGGAACCTTTAGACCCTCCGGTAGAAGTCCCTGAGTTTGACCGAGGCCCAGCAGGTCAAGTAATTGGAGATATCCAAAATCAATATTTTCAATTAGAAAACCTAGAGCCTAATGAAACAGGTATTAAAAAGCCTCTGTTTGGTAAAAACCAACCTCCTGTAAGCCCTCTTAGCTACTTAGATGAAAATGGCAGCATAAAACAATTTTATAAAGATAGGTTAAAAGACCTCTCTTCAGAGAATGTAAACGAATTCTACGAACCTCTTTTACGCTATCCGGAAAATCCTTTACTGGGTGTTAAAGAAGCTTCAAAAAAATACCTTTCTCATCAAAGAGATGTCTTAGCGTCTTATGAAAGAAACATTGAGAACATTAACGGTCGCATTAAAAACATGATTGAAAACCCTGTTTCGTATGGTTTAGATATGAATGCAGTAACCGAAGATATTGAAGGTTATCGTAAATTTTCTATTCCAAGTATAAATAAAAGAATAGAAGAAATTAAAAATGAGATAGAAAAAATACAGCAGCTTACAGGTTCTTAAAATAATGATTGCTCTAACTGACAATGCCGACATACATCTTTCTTCAGTCATAAATGAGAATATAGGTATGTATACTGATATTCGCTTGGCCGTTAACAGTGGAGGGTGTTCAGGGTTTACGTATGATTGGCAGTTAACCAGCTCGGAAGAACCTGGAGATCATGTTATAAAGCTTGATTCTGGGAAACTTCTTATAGATACTGTCTCTCTATTGTACCTTGAGGGTATGACAATAGATTACAAGAAGGATATATTTGGTCAACGCCTAATGATAGACAACCCTAACGTCAAATCTAGTTGTGGTTGCGGTGAAAGTTTCCAAGTATAGTCTAAAATAAGACCTGTATCAAATTAACACTTTTTATAAGTGAAAGAGGATGGTATGGTAGAACAAGAAATTAAAGGCCGTTGTCCGAGATGCGGGTGCGAAAAACCGAGTGTCGAGGTACACGGTCATTACCAGTGCGCTGACTGCAAATGTGTTACTGAGGAATGTTGCCAAGGTGAACGGACCACGGCCCAATGACCATTAGGAGATTTAAAGATGGCTGAAACAATGATGGAAAGATTTAATAACATGTTTCGAGATGACCCTGATCCTGATGCTGATCGAGGTCGCATGATTGATAATGAAGAAGATATGAAAGTAGCTCTTGGGGATGCAATGGCTATGGGCGGTGATATTTTAGAAAACTTTCTGCAATCAGAGCTTCCGGATTTATTGGCTATAGCGGAGAAAGACCCTAATTTTGGAAACGTGCTTGCCAATGCTATAAAAGACTACCCCAGTGTTTTAGGTATGATGGCTCCAAAACCCGACATGGATGAAGTTCGAGGTACTATGGGACGTATGACCGACCTGGAGGCTGCGGGAGTTGGTGACCGTATGCCGTCTCCTGTGGATCCTATGATGGATGTTCAAGAAAGCTTGATGGCTCCTAACGCGGGGGCCCCAAACTTCGGTCCTCAATTTCGACCCGGTGAAAACAATGGTCCTTTTGACAGGGATCTTGCCGCAGGTACAGAAGGTGGGTATGGTATGGAACCGATGCCTATGGAGTACGCTTCTGGAGGTTATGTAAATAAACCTATGGAATATGCTTACGGTGGTTATGTTAATAAGCCAAGAGCCATGGGCCAGGGTGGGTATGTTCAAGGTCAAGGATCTAATATGGGCATGGCAGAAAAAGAAAATATAAGGCCAGTTAACCGAACTTTATCAACAGCTCTTTCCCCCACCTTATCCGTAAAACTTTTCGGCTAGGTTTAAATAACAGGAGATTTGTATGGCTGATCAAAGGCTTCCTAAGAGTAACTTTGGAACGGCTTCTCTGATAGACCGCAGGGATTCAATTCCTGATGTCCCTCTTGATATAGAAGAAGGGGCTGAGGTAGATATTGAAGAAGAAGAAATCCAAGGCGTGGAAGATGTTAGTATACAGATGGAAGAGGATGGTGGTGTTGTTGTTGACTTTAACCCTACCTCTACTAGCGAACGTTTAGACGTAGAATTCCACGATAACATTGCTGAGTCTTTATCTGAAGGAGAGCTTACCTCTATTTCTTCAGATCTTAGCGGTGATTACGATAATAACAAAAGCGGAAGAAAAGATTGGGAAGAAGCTTATAGCAAGGGTCTTGAACTTCTCGGGTTTAAGTATGAAGAAAGAGTAGAGCCTTTTAAAGGAGCTAGTGGTGTAACGCACCCTCTTTTAGCTGAAGCAGTCACTCAATTTCAAGCCCAAGCTTTTGGAGAACTTCTTCCTGCAGGAGGACCTGTACGAACAGAGATTGTGGGTCGCATAACCCCCGACACAGAAGATCAAGCGGAGCGGGTCCGTCATTATATGAATTACCAACTTACTTGTATAATGAATGAGTACACTCCAGAATTTGATCAAATGCTTTTTTATCTTCCTCTTTCAGGATCTACTTTTAAAAAAGTTTATTACGATGAATTCTTAGGTCGTGCAGTTAGTCGATTTGTACCAGCAGAGCAACTAGTTGTTCCGTACACAGCTACCGATATGGAAACAGCCGAAAACGTAACTCATGTTATTCAAATGACAGATAATGAGTTACGTAAAAAACAAGTAGCTGGTTTTTATCTGGATATTGAAGTAAGCGCCTCTCAAGTAGACCCTTCTCAAGTAAAGGAGGAAATGGATGATATTACAGGTGTTGCGCCAACCCATATGGATACGGATGTTACGTTGCTTGAATGTCACGTTAATTTGGATCTTGAAGGCTTTGAAGATTTAGATGAAGAAGGTGAACCTACGGGCATCAAGCTACCTTACATTGTTACGTTATCAGAAGAAAATGGAAAAGTATTAAGCGTAAGACGAAATTGGAAAGAAGAAGATCCTGACAAGAATAAGATACAGTATTTTGTTCATTTTAAATTTTTGCCGGGTTTTGGTTTTTATGGGCTTGGTTTAATCCACATGATTGGAGGACTTAGCCGAACTGCTACGGCGGCTCTTCGTCAGCTTATTGATGCTGGAACATTAGCCAACCTCCCTGCTGGATTTAAGGCTAGAGGTTTAAGAATTAGAGATGATGCAAATCCTCTTTCTCCTGGTGAGTTTAGAGATGTGGATGCTCCGGGAGGCTCTATACGTGATTCGTTAATGCTGCTTCCTTATAAAGGAGCTGATCAAACTTTATTTCAGTTAATGAGTTTTTGTGTAGACGCTGGTCAACGTTTTGCTGCTGTTTCAAATCTTCAAGTGGGTGATGGAAATGAACAAGCTGCTGTTGGGACAACTATTGCGCTTCTTGAGCAAGGGGCCAAGGTTATGTCTGCGATACATAAAAG